CAGGTTTCCAATGTCCTGCAGGAAGGTGTGGATGCAGATGGCGGTTATCTGGTGCCGGATGAGTATGACAGAAGGCTGATTGATGTTCTGGATGAGGAAAACATCATGCGTGGCCTTGCCACAAAGATTGTGACTTCCGGGGAGCGTAAGATCAACATTGCGGCTTCCAAACCGGCTGCCAGCTGGATTGAGGAAGGCGGGGCACTGACTTTCGGGGACGCGAAGTTTGACCAGAAGATTCTGGATGCACACAAGCTGCATGTGGCAATTAAGGTGACAGAAGAACTGCTTTATGACAATGCCTTTAATCTGGAAAATTATATTATTGTCCAGTTTGGAAAGGCACTTGCCAATGCGGAGGAAGATGCATTCCTGAATGGAAACGGAACCGGAAAACCGACAGGTATTTTTGATGCTACCGGCGGCGGGCATCTTCTGAATACCCTGACTGCGGCACTGAAATCGGATGATATGCTGGATCTGGTGTATGGCCTGAAACGTCCGTACCGTAAGAAAGCATCTTTCATCATGAATGATGCAACACTGCCGGTTCTGAGAAAACTGAAAGATAATAACGGAGCCTATATCTGGCAGCCGGCTTATCAGGCAGGGGAGCCGGACAGAATCCTTGGTTATTCTGTTCATACTTCTGCCTATGCACCGAAGGATGCAGTCTCTTTTGGAGATTACAGTTATTACAATATTGGTGACCGTGGAAGCAGATCCTTTAAGCAGCTGAACGAATTGTTTGCAGGAAACGGAATGATTGGTTTTGTTGCCAAAGAGCGTGTGGATGGAAAGCTGGTGCTTCCGGAAGCCGTACAGGTGATGAAGCTGAAAGCGGACTGATCAGTTTATGACAGAAATGTCCTGAGGGGATAATGGGGAATGGCTGCGGCTGTTCCCTGTTCGGCTGATTGAAATGGAACTTTGCAGGAGGTGAAGGGATGTCCTGGATGATTCATGAGGATATGAAAATTGAGATGACAAAAGGGGATACGCCTTCTTTTGCGTTCCAGGCATTTCTGCCGGATGGGACGGAGTATGAGTTTGAGGAAGGCGATTCGGTGGTCTTTGCGGCGAAGCGGAATAAAGCGGATCCGGAACCTGCGGTCAGGATTGAGGCGGATGTGAAGGAGAAGGTGATCCGGTTTGCGGAGGAAGATACAAAGAATCTGGAACTGGGAAGGTATATCTGGGAGCTGTCGCTGAATAAGAGTAACGGCTACCGATGTACGTTTATTGCAAACAAGGTTTTGAAACTGACGGTGGAGGTAGCATGATGGAGCAGCTGACAGGAACCATGAGTAGTGTTCCAAATTCCAACAATTATGAAAATATGAGCAATAAGCCGCAGATCAACGGTGTGGAACTGACTGGCAATCGGACTTCTGAGGAACTGGGTCTTGGCGGCAGCGGGGAAGTGACCAGGCAGGAACTGGAAGAAGCACTGAAAGACAAGGTGGACAAGGAAGAAGGCAAGGGACTTTCCAGTAATGATTTCGGAGATGCGGAGAAGTCAAAGCTGGAAGGGATTGAAGAAGGGGCACAGAAGAATGTGCCGGTACCCACGAAGGTCAGTGAACTGGAAAATGACAGTAAGTTCCAGACAGAGGAACAGGTGAAAGAGATCAAGACTGCTGTGGAGAAACTTGGAAAGAGACTGGATGAGCTGGTTGACGGGAATGAGGTGGCGTACTGATGGGAAATGTGCTGGTAAATGAGGAAACGCTGTCTGCCATTGCGGATGCAGTAAGAACCAGGGGCGGGACTTCTGCAAAGATGAAACCGGCGGAGATTCCGGAGGCAGTGAGCAGAATCCCGGCAGGAACAGCCGGAGCGGATATGTCCCTGCCGATCAGGTTTTTTGATTATGAGGGGACACTGCTGTACAGTTTTTCGCTGGAGGAGCTGGCAGGTATGGAAAGCCTGCCGGATCTGCCGTTCCATGAGGGGTTGGTGTGTACCGGATGGAACTGGACACTGGAAGATCTGAAAAAGACGAACCGGGAGATGAATGTGGCGGCCCTGTATGTGACGGATGACGGGGCGACCAGAGTTTATGTGACTTTGGATGAGGATATGCTGGATCCGCAGGTGTCTTTTGGCCAGAGTGATGAAGAAGGTGTGAAGGTAGACTGGGGAGATGGCAGTGAGTTGGAAATGGTTTCTGGCTGGAGTAATTACACAAGGATTACCCTGACACACAGGTATCAGAATCAGGGAAAGTATGTAATTCGTTTTCTGCCGCAGGGAGAAAGCAGGATCTGTTTTATGGGAAACTATAATTCTGGAGCCTATGTTTTTACGGCAGGAAAGAGGAGCGTGCAGGAAAATATAAAGTATCTGTCGGCAGTCAGAAAAATTGAAGTAGGAACTCAGGTTGATAAACTGGATGACTATTGTTTCAGTTATTATTCCCGTATGGAGAGTATTACGTTTGGACAGGTATCAAACATGGGAAACGGTATTGTAAAAGAATGCTGGAGCCTGAAATTTCTTGGACTACCGGAAGGAAAGAAAATGCTGTCCGCGTATTTGTGTGACGGTTGCGGACAGCTGACAGGGATATCTGTTCCAAACGGGATAACCGCTTTGGGTGATTATGCGTTTGATGAATGCAGATCTTTGAAGGAATTGACAATTCCTGACAGTGTAACAGAACTGGGGAGATATCCATTTACTGGATGCAGGGCACTGACAGAGATGGAATTCCCAGAGACACTGACAAAAATCGGAAGCAGTGTTTTCAAAGGCTGTCAGATGTTGGAAAAGTTCAGTCTCAGGAAAGGAATTACAGAAATTGTGGATTCTATGTTTTCCAACTGTTATACATTGTCCAGAATGGTAATTCCGGAGAGTGTAACTGTAGTGGAGAGGTATGCGTTTGAAAACTGCAGGAGCATGAGAAAATATTATTTCCTTCCGGCATCACCTCCGTCACTGTGGGCAACCAGTGCTTTTATGAACATTTCGAGAGACTGTAAGATCTATGTGCCGAAAGGAAGTCTTGAAGCATACCAGACAGCAGATAACTGGAGCAGTTATGCTTCCTACATGGAAGAAATGGAAGGTGATGTTCCGTGATCGTGACAGTGAAGGAAATGAAGAATTACCTGCGTGTGGATTTTGAGGATGATGACAGGCTTCTGGCGGATCTGATCGAGCAGGGGCAGCAGATCTGCATGGATGTGGCACGGATCACGGATGAGGATGAGTTTGAGGAACTGCCAGGGACGAAGATTGCGGTGCAGTATGCAGTGGCGTATTTGTATGAGCACAGGGAGGAAGCGGAGCATCATCAGCTGATGCTGGATCTGAGAAACCTGCTGTTCGGGGCGAGAAAGCCTAGGTTCTGAGAATGGCTGCTGTATGAAATTGGTGAAGATATTGAGATTGTGGGGCAGGTGAGACATGTGGATGTGGCACGAATGAATGAGAAGGTGGTTTTCCAGAAATGTTCCGTGGTGAAAGACGGGATCGGGAACCACAGGAACGAGTGGAAGGATGATTACTGCTGTTTTGCCACGATCGGCGGCGAGGGGCTTGCAAGTTCAAAGGAAGCAGAAACTGCCGGGACTGTGGTGGAGGACGTGGGAATGACGGTGACTGTGAGATTCTGTGAAAAGGTTTCCGGGATCCGGTCTGTTACGCACAGGATTCTGTTCCGTGGGGAGATTTATGACATTGTAAATGTGGATCACCTGAATTTTAAAAAGAAGTGCATGAAGTTTACATGCAGGAAGGTCAGGAGGTGACAGGATGGCCGGGGACAGATGCACGGTCAGCCAGATGGCGGACGTGATTATGGAAGGGCTTGAGGAATATGCAAAACTTGCCGCTGAGGATATGAAGAAGGCTGTGAAGAAAGCAGGTGCGGAGGCAAAGAAGGATATTCAGGCAAATGCCCCTGTCAGGACAGGCGCCTATGGGAAAAGCTGGGCGGTGAAGACCACGAAAGAAACGGCAAATGCAATGGAGGTTGTGGTGTATTCCAGAAACAGGTATCAGCTGGCACATCTGCTTGAGTTCGGCCATGCCCTGAGAAAGGGCGGAAGGACGAGGGCTTTTCCGCACATTGCACCTGCTGAGGAGAAAGCAGCACAGATTCTGGAAAAAGAAGTGGAGGCAGCTTTGAAATGACACTGGAAGAATTTACAAGGATCCTGGAAGAAACCGGGATTCCTTTTGCATATGACCATTTTGCGGAAGGGGAAAGCCCAGATCCGCCTTTTCTCTGTTACCTGCTTCCGGGCAGTGAGAACTTTGCAGCTGACGGAGGGGTGTATTTCCGGATCAATGAGGTACGTGTGGAACTTTATACGGACCGGAAGGATCCGGAGGCGGAAGCAAAGGTAGAGGCAGTGCTGGATGCTGCCGGGATTTTTTATAACAAATCGGAAGTCTGGATTCCAAGTGAGAGACTTTATGAGGTTTTGTTCAGTTTTATGATGGAGGGATAACGATGGGTGATAAGAATAACAAGGTCAAGTATAATCTGAAAAATGCACATTATGCACTGCTGACGATTGGAGAGGACGGAGTAGTGAAGTATGCGGCTCCTGTGCCGTTGCCTGGATCGGTTTCGCTGTCTCTGGATGCCAACGGTGAGCCGGAGAATTTTTATGCGGACGGCATTGCCTACTATGTGATCAACAATAACATGGGCTATGACGGGGATCTGGAACTGGCACTGATCCCGGAGAGCTTCCGGACAGACGTGCTGAAAGAGAAGCTGGATGCCAAGGGAGTGCTGATTGAGGATGCGGATGCAGAGCTGGCACAGTTTGCCCTGCTGTTTGAGTTTGACGGGGATGTGCGGCATATCCGCCATGTGATGTATAACTGTTCGGCTTCTCGTCCGAAGATCGAAGGAAAGACCAACGAGGACAAGAAGGAAGTGCAGACGGAAACACTGACCATCAAGTCCACGCCGCTGGCTGACGGCAAGGTAAAGGCAAAGACTGGGGATACCACGGATTCTACTGTTTATGATGGATGGTATAAGGCAGTGTACCTGCCGGCAGCACTGGCGGAAGCAGCTTCCCTGCCGGAAGGGGAGAAGGCCGTGGTGGATGCAGGAAAATCAGGAAAGGCGCTGAGCTGAGGAGGAGACGGATATGAGCATTATGAAGAAGATTAAGATTGACGGGAAGCCGGTGGCTTTTAAGGCATCGGCGGCAATTCCGCGTATTTACAGAATCAAGTTTCAGAGAGATATTTACAAGGATCTGCGTTCTCTGGAAAAGAGTATCGGTGATGGGGATCCGGAGGAGTCTTCCCTGGATCTGTTTTCTCTGGAAATGTTTGAGAATATCGCGTATGTGATGGCAAAACATGCGGATCCGTCTATTCCGGATAATCCGGAGGACTGGCTGGATGAGTTCAATACGTTCAGTATCTACCAGGTTCTGCCGAAACTGATCGAGCTGTGGGGCATGAACATCAAGACGGATGTGGAGGCTAAAAAAAACTTCATGCAACAGACCGTGAAATGACAACGCCTCTGTTTCTTCTCCGGTGTGTGCAGCTGGGGATTTCCATCCGGGATCTGGATCTGCTGACCATTGGCATGGTGAATGATATGTTTGTGGAGAGCAGGAACGATGAGTACAAGGGTTGGAGACAGGTTGCCACACAGGAGGATTTTGACAGGTTCTGATCTGGGAATCCGTGATGACAGAATGGATGGAAAAGTGTATAATGTGGCATGAAAGTGAAAGTTATACAATATCCAATGACATTATGGAGGTGACAAATAGTTGATGAAGAGTATTTTAATTAACGACAGTTGTGCAGTATTTGGAAAAAAAGAATATACATATCAATGTGTATTGGATGATTTCAAAAATGCGAAATTTATCGGGATAATGACATTTAATATTTCTCCAAAAGCGGATAGTCATTTGTTAAAATCTTTGAGGAATGCATGTAAGAATGGGACAAATGCAGTTATCATTACGAATATTCCTAAAAGATTTCCATCATATTTTAGTCCAAAGTATGCTATAGCAGCTAAAGACATGATTGATTTATATAAGCGACAACTGAATCCGCAAAATTATGGTATGAGGCTAAGTCCATATTTTACTTTTCATAACCATGCAAAAGTTATCATGACTGACAATATCGTTTATTTGGGGTCTAGTAATTTTTCTGATGAAAGTTGTGGAAATATTGAATGTGGTACTATTTCTACAGACAAAGAGTTAATTAAATACTTGAAAGATTCCTTGTTTCCAGATGTTAGAAATAAATCGGTTCCTTATTACAAATACAATTTTGCCGTTGCTATTGCTAATCTGGAAAGTTTAATTCCAGCTTGTAAAACTGCAAAGCAAAATTTATTCGATGCTGCATTTGAGCCATGGGCAGATTATGACACAAATTTTGAAGAAATATGGATATATCGCACAAACGATAGTGGAGTAACCGTAAAATTTTTGCGAGAATTCATTGAGTTTTTTTCTCAGTTTGATGATGCATTGAATGTAATAGATGATATAATTGATGAGTATTGGGAATTTGATGAACTACCAGATCAAGTTGAGGTGTTAAAAAGTCTATTTGAAGGATATAAGAGTACTTTTGATAGTTTTAACGATACTATTTCATCGCTATTTGAAGACCTTGAAGAAATGGCTCAATATGATGTATCTGATGAAGCCTGCAGGAAAATTACTAACGATTATGGTATGGAGGCTTATGATGAGAAACTTGAGTACTATGCAGAAAAAGCAATGAGTGAAGCTGCTGAGGAATATGAAGAACTTATTAAAGAATCAGAACAAACGGTACGTGATGCATTAGATAACCTTGATTCGATGATTAGATATTTTGAACAGCTGAATACAAGTTTACATGAGTTACTCGAAGTTAATTCGAAAATTGATAATACAGGAGTAAGATAAAGTTAAGTTTTTATAGGAGAAAACAACGAAAATAATGATGCTGAAAGCATTTGTCAAAAGTGGCAGGTGCTTTTTTTGGTGCCCGGAGAGATCCGGGTATTTTTGTGCCTTTTTTTATGAGATTTAGGGGGAGAGCCGCATGGCAGGGAACAGAATCAAGGGGATCACTGTCGAGATCGGCGGCGATACCACGAAATTGCA